CGCAGCCTTCGGACAGGGGCCTATCTGTCTGCTTCATGGGGATATCCATGCTGGAATTCACAGAAACTCTGCTGCGTGAGATTCGAAAACTGCGTGAGGACACGTATTCGATGATCATTAGCGGCGGTGTTCGCGACATGGAGCAGTACAGGTTCCTAATGGGCCGGTTGGAAGGCTACAAGTTCGTGGAAGAGGCTGTTCAGTCCCTTCTGCGCAAGGCCGATGACTAGCAAAAGGACCTTTTGATGGAAATGACTGCTCTGGAAAAGAAGTGGGCGGAGGAAAAAGCCGCTCACGAGCCAGTTTTGGACGATGCTTACACGACAGACGGGAGTCTGAGCGTTGAAAAGCTCGAGGAATCGGTTCTGGAACGGATTCCCAGGCCAACTGGTTGGCGAATTGTCATTCTGCCGTACCGCGGCGCTGAGAAAACCAAGGGCGGTATCGTCCTGGCTGATCAAACGCGTCAACGCGAGCAGGTAGCGACAGTCTGCGGGTATGTTTTGTCGGTTGGCGACCTTGCGTACAAGGATGAAGCCAAATTCCCGAACGGAGCATGGTGCCAGAAGGGCGACTGGGTCATTTTTGGCCGGTATGCCGGGGCGCGGCTCAACATTGATGGCGGCGAGATCCGAATCTTGAACGATGACGAGATCTTGGCGCGGATTCAAGACCCCGAAGACATTCTTCACCTGTGAGGTAGACCATGGCAAACACAGTTCCCGACACACAGCTTGAGTTTGATCTAGGCGCGGACGAAAAACCGGCCGAGATCACGTTTGACGAGCCCGTTGACTCGTCCAAACAGCAGATGGAGACTGCCAACAGGGCAGTAGCCGAGTCCCAGCCCGATAGAGAACAGCGCGAAGAGCTTGATCACGTCAGTGAGGCGGTTCAGAAGCGCATCGCCAAGCTGACTGCCCGCATGCGGGAGTCTGAGCGCCGTGAGCAGGCTGCTTTGGAGTACGCCCGCGGTCTGCAGAGCCAAGCGCAAGAGCTTCAACAGAAGCTGGTCCACACGGACTACAGCCGCCTGAACGAAGCGAAGACCCGCTTGGAGACGCAGCAGGCTACGCTGAAGGCCATCATCAAGAAGGCCCGCGAAGAGAACGACATCGACACCGAAACCGAGGCCACACAGCGTCTTTCTGAGCTGGTGATGGAGCAGCGTCAGGTGTCGGGTTGGATGCAGACGCAAGAGCAGCAGATTCGCCAGCCGCAGCCTGCTCCGCAGGTGCCTCAACAGGCTCAAAGGGCCCAAGCAGCCCCGCCTGCTCCTTCTCCCCGTGCGGAGGAGTGGGCCGCTCGCAATACTTGGTTTGGCCAGGATCGCGTGCTGACCTACGGGGCCTGGGGTATCCACCAGACTCTCGTGGAAAACGAGGGATTTGACCCCACCAGCGACGAATACTATACTGAATTGGACCGCCGCCTTCGGGAGGAGTTTCCGAAGCGGTTCCCGGATGAAAATCCGCAACAAACCAACAGACAACAGCGTTCCGCGCCAGCTGTTGCCCCTGCTACCCGGAGTTCCGGAATCAATAGTGCGCGCCGTACTGTTCGGCTATCCCCGAGCCAAGTTGCTATCGCTAAGAAGCTGAATGTTCCTCTCGAGGAATATGCCAAGTACGTAAAGGAGTGAAATCATGAGCGAACCCAAAATCACCATCGACCGTGCCTCTCGCGCTTCTCGCGAAAAAGAATCACGTCGCCGCCCTTGGAAGCCTCCTTCACGTCTTGACGCCCCTCCCGCCCCTGAAGGTTTTCAGCATCGCTGGATTCGATCAGAGGTCAATGGGTTTGATGACCGGCAAAACATCTACGGACGTCTCCGCGAGGGCTACGAGCTAGTCCGACTGGAGGAGTTGCCCGAGGAATACCAAGGCATGCTGCCTACCATCGAAGATGGCAAGCACGCAGGCGTGGTTTCCGTAGGCGGCTTGATGCTGGCCCGCATTCCCCTTGAAACTGTCGAAGAGCGCAATGCTTATTTCGCCCAGAAGGCCCGGGATCAGTTGATTGCGGTCGATAACGAGATGCTGCGTGAGAACGCACACTCGTCAATGCGGATTCAGAGCCCCGAGCGGAGTTCGCGCACCACCTTCCGTAAGCCGGAGTAATCTGGCTAATCAATCTTTGGAGCTTACAAATGGCAAACGTCAATAAGCCCTTTGGATTGCGTCCTGTTGGCAACCTTTCTGCGACCGGTGCCCAAAAGCAATACGGTTATCAGATTCAGGCTGGCTACGCAACCGCAATCTACCAGGGTGACCTCGTGGTCGTCTATGACGGCTACATCATCAAGTACGACGCAGCTACGCACGCTGCCCCCACGGGCGTGTTCAACGGCGTGCAGTACAACGACCCCACTCGCGCTGACAAGCCGACCTGGAAGAACTATTACCCCGGTAATATCACTCCCAACATCGGCCAGATCGACTGCGAAGTGCTGGACGATCCGAGCCAACTGTTCCTGATCCAGGCTGCTGGCACGATCACCCAGGCCGACATCGGCAAGAACGCTGACCCGACTGCTGCTACCGCTGGTAGCAACATCACTGGCGTCTCTGCTGGCTCGCTGGGCACTCCCGCCAAGACGGCTGCACTGACCATGAAGATTGTTGGCTTGAGCAATCAAGCTGGCAACGAGCTTGGCCAGTATGCAGTGGTCGTTGTCAAACTCAATCAACATCAGTACGGTAGCGTCGGTGTTGCAGCGGATGGAGCACCCTAATCATGGCAATCACCCGTTCACAACTTGTTAAAGAGCTGGAGCCAGGTCTGAACGCTCTGTTCGGTCTGGAGTACAAGCGTTACGAGAACGAGCACGAGGAGATCTTCTCCATCGAGACTTCGGATCGTGCGTTTGAAGAGGAAGTCATGCTGACCGGCTTCGGTGCAGCTCCGGTGAAGACTGAAGGCGCTGGCGTCCAGTACGACAACGCAATCGAGTCCTTCACGGCTCGCTACACCCACGAGACGATTGCCATGGCTTTCGCGCTGACCGAAGAGGCCGTTGAGGACAACCTCTACGACCGCTTGGCTGGCCGCTACACCAAGGCAATGGCTCGTTCGATGGCCCACACCAAGCAGGTCAAGGGCGCTGCGGTGCTGAACAACGGCTTCGACGCCGCCTTCCCGGGCGGTGACGGCGTTTCGCTGTTCGCTACCAACCACCCCACGGCTCTCTCGGCCAACTTCGCCAACCGTCCCACGGTCGGCGCGGACCTGAACGAGACGTCTCTGGAGCAGGGCATCATCGACATCGCCGCGTTCATCGACGAACGTGGCCTGAAGGTGGCGCTGACCGCACGCAAGTTGATCGTTCCGAAGGAGCTCCAGTTCACCGCTGAGCGCCTGATGAAGAGCACGCTGCGTACGGCCACGGCTGACAATGACATCAACGCGATCAAGTCCATGGGCCTGATCCCGGAGGGTTACTCTGTCAACCACTACCTGACCGACGTCAACGCTTGGTTCCTCATCACTGATGCCCCCAACGGCCTCAAGATGTTCGAGCGTTCGCCGATCAAGACCGCCTTTGAAGGCGACTTTGACACCGGCAACGTCCGTTACAAGGCTCGCGAGCGTTACAGCTTTGGCTGGAGCGACCCCCGCGGCGCCTACGGCTCTCCTGGCGCCTAATCAGCGTCGGAAACCGGGAAAAGGGGCCTTGTGCCCCTTTTCTTTTTGGCCTATATTCACCGCAGTCCCAAGATTTTCAACCTGCTTGCTGACCGACTTGGCGGACTGACCTCACAGACAGCAAGCGCAATTTGAGGAGCCATCAATGGCCACTACGACCTTTACCGGGCCAGTCGTATCCAAGAATGGATTTTCTTCGGGTACGTCTACTTCTCCCATCTCCGTTAGCACCGCTGGTAATATCAGCAGCTCGTACGGCACCACGTCTGCCACCACCGGCGACACCCGCTTGGTGTACGAAAAGCTGACTTTTACCTCGACTGGCTCGGGCGAGACGCTGCGTGCTTTCTCGGTTGTGACCGGCGCAAATGCTGCCACTGGCGGCACGATCAACGGCGCACACATTTCGATGTCCGTCAGCACTGGCGGCACGATCTCTGGCGCTGCTAACGCTCTGCGCGCTACGGTTGGCGCTTCGGTTGCTTCCCCCGGCGGCACGCTGGCTGCCCTGCAACTGGACACCGACTTTGCTTCTGGCACCACGGTATCGGCCGCTTCGGCCTTCATCCGCGTGACGGACAGCGGCGCTGGTGCTGGCAAGCTGACGCGCCTGATGAACATTGCTTCTGGTACGGGTGTCTTCACGGCTGCCACGTCGTCCAGCACGCTGGCGGGCGGCATCAAGATCCGTATTGGTAGCACGGACTACTTCCTGGTTGTGGCCAGCGCAGTGAGCTGATGCAAATCACCAAGGAGTTCCTGCAGGCGGAAATTCGATCTTTGGAGCAGGAGATGGGGAAGGCAAACACTTTCCTCGTCCAAGCCCAGGCGACTATTGCGGCGTACAGCATGCTTATCAATAGACTGGATGCTCCCGAGGAAGAGGTTCCGACATTGACGGTGCCTGAGCTTGAGGCGGCGATTAACGCTGCCAACGAACAAGGAGCCTGAGATGGGCTTTCAGTATGACGTAAAAGCGAAAAACATGGTGGCTACCGGTGCCTCTGGCATCGGTACCCCACGTGCTCGCGTCAAGGGGATCTACGCGGTTCTTGGCAACCTCGCCGGATCTCTGTCTTTTAGGGACGGCGGAGCGGGTGCCACCGAGTTGATCAAGCTCGACACCCCGGCCAACACCACGGGCAGCGGCTATCTTTACATCATCGTCCCCAACGACGGTGTGCGATTTGAGGCCGATCCGTACGTGACTCTCACCAACGTCACCTCGGTGACGTTCTTCTACGGCTAAGGAGCCCAGCATGGGACGCGCAGCAAAAATGTCGATTCCTGAGTACCAAGGCGAAATGCAGCCGGGCGCTCAAAAGCAAGACATGAGCAAAGGCGGGCCAAAGCAGACGCCTCGCAAGGACTATCAGAAGCCTAGCGCCTCTGTGGCTCCTCGCGGCGTTGGCGAGGCACGTAACAAGCAGTGCAAGATGTACTGACGCATGGCCAAGTCACCTGCTTGGCAGCGGAAGGAGGGCAAGAGCCCCAGCGGCGGCTTGAACGCCAAAGGGCGCGCCTCCTACAACCGCGCCAATCCTGGCAAGCCGGGGCTGAAGGCTCCGCAGCCGGAGGGTGGGCCACGCAAAAAGTCATTCTGCGCCAGGATGTCCGGCATGAAGGCCAAGCTGACTAGCGAAAAGACGGCAAACGATCCTGATAGTCGTATCAACAAGAGTCTTCGGAAATGGAAGTGCTGATATGGAACATCGTGCTGTCGTTTGCGTCCGCGGCAGCACTGCTTTGGGTCAAGTCGATGCACGACGAGCTCAAGCGCGTGTCTATTTTGCTAAGCAAGACGCGCGAAGAGAACGCCGAGAAGTACGTTACCCGGGCGGATGTCCACAGCGATATCAACCGGGTGCTTGTTCGGCTGGACAGGCTTGACGAGAAGTTGGATGCCTTTATAAAGGAGCAGCGCAGTGCCCTCTCATAAGAAGCCCGCGAAAGTGGAAAAGGTCATGCATGAGAGGGCACTGCGCTGCTCCTTTAT